TCTTGGACTCGTTCGGCTAAGCGATCATCTAAGTCCCGTTTAGTTTTTGTATTTGCCATTTTGATTTTCCTTTATTATTGCGGTCGTAATCTGCGTACGCCCGGATCATTTTGTTTCGTTTACTTACATCATCCCATGCGCCAGCGTCTTTAATTGCGTTAACACGTTCACGGCTTAATGTGATTGTGTTAGGCTTAGCGTTGGAGCTATTAGCAACCCTGCTGGAGGCTGTTGGGCCTGCAGATGAGCGCTTATTATTGCTGTTACCACGTGCTGTGTAGCGGTGTGGCAAACGGGACTGTAAACGATTATCCAACTCTTCCCAATACTCAGAATCACTTGGATCCCAACCATCGGCTGCGAGTTCTTGATCTATTACCTTGGCAATTCTACTATCTGTGTCTCGAGCTTGCGGGTCATACCAGCTATTACGCTTTAACCACTTATTAGCATTTTGCTGAACTTCAGCTGCTAACTCGTTTGGTACGTTTTGCTTTGGTGCCTTAGCTTGATCGAGTTGTTGTTTCTTGTACGCTTGAACTTGCTGTAAACGTTGTTTAGCTTCTGTCAACTGTTCCAGATATTCCATCTGTCCTGCTGCATCATTTGACTGAGCAGCTTGCAACATTTTCATTTTTGCATATTCGACACGGGTTGCCTCATCTTCAAGGGCCTTGTCAATCTGTGCAAACTGGAACGTTGATGCTGTTGATTCTACCGCTGCTAAGCGGCGGGCTAATTCTTCGTTACGCTTTTCAAGTGCACTAATCTTGTGTTTATCTGAGGCTGTGCGTTGCTTAGACAGTTCTTTCTTTAGTCTACGCTCTTCTCTACGTGCTTCGCGGATTCTCTCGCGCTCGTCATCGTCCTCTTGATCTTCTTGTTGCTCTTCTTGACTATCTTCCTCATCGGAATCTTCATCGGCAGCTTCTACTTTGCCACCTTCTTTGAGCTCTTCCTCGTCGTCAAACCCTTCTGGGGCTTCTACGCGGGCTAATACTGATCCATCTTCTTGTTCCCTAATCGGAACGTCTTTTTCATTTTCTGCCATCTTGTACTTTCTACAAAGTTAATCTACAAACGCCTTCATCTTCTGCGCTGCCGCAAAATCGCGGATACGAGAGATGATTTCACGAGCCTGCAAGGTAATAAACACCACGGGGGCGCCATCATCACCTGCGTCAACCACAAATCGGTCGCCGCCGTACTTGATAGTACGTACCAAGTCACCAACATTACACCAATTGCCTTCCGGCCATGGGCTTAAATCTTCTGGTGATTTGTATGCTAAGGGGCCAATTTGGCGAACCTTTGCAACTGTCTCATTGAACTTAATCGTTTGTGTGGTTTCCTCAACGAGGATAATTCCACCTTTACTTGCTGTCTTAGGTCGTCTTAGTTGAACTAAAACCCTATCTCCAGCTACTTCGATACCATGATCAACATCGGGGAAACAATCTAATTCCGATCTTGTATCTGGATCTTCGCTTGACTTTACATCAAATGCTGCCATCCGGCTGCCTCCTATGACCTCTACAGGTCGTCTTCTTCGTCTTCCCTCAGAATTTCATTTATAATGTCTTGCACTAACGCAAAACCTTCGTGTCTACCGACTAATCGTTGGTAATCCTCGAAGCTATTGACATTATTTCCAGCGGTGAGGGTTTCCGCCAATTTTGCCTGCTCATCTCGCGTCCGCGAAATAATTTCAGAAATAAAGTCTCTCATACTAACAATAATACAAACATCTGGGGCGAGGCGCCCCAAACATTAATAAAAGTTGCCGCCGCCGATGTCGTTCAGATTCTTATCTGGACCAACTTTAGATGAACGTGCTGGTTTACCTTTAACGGCATTGTTAGGACGCTTAGAACCTGATGGTCCTGCATCTAATCGTTTATCAGTTGGGCCGCCGCCTGAGGACAGTTTGCCAGTTTCTTGATATGTTTGACGAAAGCCTTGTTGATTGTTATCGGCCATTATATTGCTCCTTGTGGGGGTGTTATTGGTTGTGCTGCTGCTTGCTGCTCTAATGATTGCTGGTGTGACTGGTTAGCCTGTTGCAATGCTGCAGCGTGTTCTAGTCCAGTTTGTTCTGCTTGTTGTTGTGCACCAATTTGTTGCTGTACTGCCTGAGCCTGTTGCTCAAATTGACGCTTCTCAATCTCTAAGCCATGGGATTGCAACTCTTGCTGAGCTGCTTGTGACGCTTGCATCGCTGTCAAGTTTTGCTCGTGAGCCATAGCTAACTGATCTTGGCTTAACTGTGCGTTAGCGTTGATAGTAGCCACGCGCTCGCGTGAGGCGTTGTTAATGTCTGCCATAGCGATGTTAGTCGCGTTCTTATTGGCATCCACAACAGTTTGAGTGTGGTACTTAGTTTGCAACTCGGCAACCTTACGTTGCATCTCTGCAATCTTGTACTCGTACTCTTGCTTATCCTTAGCAGCAGCTTGCTGCATCTTAGCAGCAGACTCAGCAGCCTTACGCTCTGTCTCAGCC